AGTTCTTTTAGTATAGAAGAGATTAACAAAGCGGAAGGAATAGCTTTTGATGGGTTTGGTTCTTTATCTGAATATCTACAATCAGGACTTATAGAAATTCTGGAGTTTAAAGGAGATTTATATGACCAAGACAAAGATGAATTAAAAGAAAATGTAATCATTACAGTTATTGATCGACAATTTACCCTCCGTAGTATTGAGAATCCTAGTTGGATGGGTAGAGATGATATGGTTCATGTTGGGTGGAGAGAACGCCCAGATAACTTATGGGCAATGGGGCCTCTGGATAATCTAGTAGGACTACAGTATAGATTAGATCATTTAGAGAATCTTAAAGCAGATGCGTTTGATCTAAGTGTATTCCCTATGATTGCTTTAAAGGGGGCAGTCGAACCCTTTGCATGGCAACCTAAAGGCATTGTACACCTACCTGAAGATGGTGCTGTACAGATGCTTAACCTTAATCCACAAGCTCTAGCAACTAATAATGAGATTGGTGGATTAATGAGTACTATGGAAGAACTAGCAGGTAGTCCTAAAAATGCTCTAGGTATTCGTACACAAGGAGAAAAAACAGCTTTTGAAGTAGAGAAGCTAGATAATGCAGCACAACGAATCTTCCTTAATAAAACAAATAAATTTGAACGTAGATTTTTGGAAAAAGCATTAAATAAGATGCTTGAAGTTTCTAGGAGAAATTTAGATACATCAGATCTTATTAGAGTTATGGATGAGGATATTGGTGTAGTTGAGTTTATGAATATTGAGAAGACAGATATAACCGCAAAGGGTAAGTTAATTCCTATGGGCGCGAGGCATTTTGCATCAAGAAATCAATTGATTCAGAATGTTATGGGAATTTTTAATGGGCCAATAGCAGGAGTAATAGCTCCTCATGTGTCTTCAATAGCCTTGGCTAAGATGTTAGAAGAAGCAATGGGTCTTCAGAAATTCCAGTTAATTAGCCCTAATATAGCTGTACAAGAGCAAAAAGAAACACAAGGGGCAGCACAACAAGCAGAAATTCAATTGCAAAATGAACAATCAATTCCTTTAGAAGAAGAGATAATTGATTAAATAAATAAGAAATGTCTTGACTTTTTAGCTATTTCGTGGTATAATAGTGGAGTACATAAAAATGTAGCTTCATATAACTATTACTTTAAATATAATTTATGAATAAATTTTTACGTGTAGATAAAGAAGATTGGGGATTAATGTCGAAGCAGGATGTGGTGGATATTCTAAGAAAATATCTAGAAGAAGAAAAAGCTACCTCCTATCGTAAAATGATCTCTGAAGAAAGTTTTTTAAGCCCATCATGGGCGGAGCAACAATCCTTTCTATTAGGCGATTTAAAACGCATTGAAAGGATACTTAAATTTTTACCTGACAAAGGGAATTAAAATTGACTGAAGAAACAATATTTGAAGGTGACAAACCTGAAGAGACAGCAGCACCCGTAGCAGATACCCAAACCGCACCAGTAATTCCGACAGAATTACAAGGGATCGTAGGAGAGGGAAAGAAGTACTCAACTTTAGAATCAGCTTATGCTTCTATTGCCCCTGCCCAATCTCATATTGCAACAATCGAAGCTGAGAACGCTTCCTTGAAGCAAACATTGGAAGGACAGAGAACAACCAGAGAACTTGTCGATGAATTAAGATCTACCCAAGCAACGGGGGAGACAACTCCTAGAGCAGAAGTAAATCAAGAACACATTTCTACAATGGTTAACCAAGAGTTAACCAAAATAGAGCAAAGTAAAGTAAAGGCTCAGAATAATAAAACCGTGGCGCAACGCTTTATGAAGCAATACGGTAATAAAGGCGAGGATGTTTATAACAAACTTGCCACTGATTCTGGTCTTACTGTAGCTGATTTGAATATAATTGCTGCAAATTCACCTACTGCTGTTTTTAAAATGGCAGGATTTGAACAAAAACAAACTGATGTTTCTCCTACTATAGGATCTGTTAATACACAAGCGTATCAAGCAGAGCCTACAGGAGATCTTAATGCTAAAGTAAAAAGCTTTGATACTAAAGACGTTAAAACAGCTTGGGCAATTGCAGGAGAAAAAGCTAGAAAGAATCTTGGTTTATAATTAACTTAAAGGAAATATTTTATGTCTCAATTGACAAGTAACTCAACTGCTTTTATTGAAGCAGAACAGTATAGTCAGTTTATTCTTGACAATCTACAAACATTTGCCCTTCCTGACGGATTGTGGCGTGATGTGACAGATTTTGGGAGTGGAACGACTTTAAACATTAAAACAATCGGTACTGTAACGATCCAAGATGGTGCGGAAGACACACCACTTGATTTCAATGCAATCGACAACAACACCCTTACTCTTGGTATTACAGATTACAAAGCTGATGCTTGGCGAGTGTCTGATGAACTAAGGGAAGATGGGGCGCAGGTAGAAGCTCTTATGAGTATGCGGGCAGTAGAATCTACTAGGGCATTAGCGGTAAATCACGAAACTCGTTTCTTGCAAGTTGCAGGTAGCGAAAGTGGAACTGGACAAACGAATGCTAATGTTAACTTGGTTAACGGACAGCCTCATCGTTGGGTCGCAGGTGGCGCAGGTTCAGCTACCCGTGTTATGACTCTTAGTGACATTATTGCTGCTAAACTATCAATGGATAAAGCAGGAACACCTGCTAATGGTCGTATTATGATTGTTGATCCAGTTGTAGAAGCAACTTTTAACAGCCTTACTAACTTAGTAAACGTAAGTAATAACCCTCATTTTGAAGGTATTATTACTGAAGGTTTTGCTAAAGAACATAAGTTTGTTAAGAATATATTCGGGTTTGATATTTGGACAAGTAACTTCCTACCAGTAAAAACTGCTACTGAAGCACTAAATGCTTCTAGTTACAATCTAGCAAATGATACTGCTGAAATTGGGGATGTTGTGAATGTTGCAATGTGTGTTGCAGATGATAACTGTAAGCCAGTTATGCACGCATGGCGCAGACAGCCACGCACAGAAGGTTGGCGCGATCCAAATAATCGCGGTGATAATTTCCAAGTAACTTCACGTTTTGGGCTAGGTATTCAGCGAACAGATACTCTGATCGCAATTGCTACTCACCCAACTAACTACTAAAAGGAGATTATTATGGGATTTGAAACTAATTTAATTAGGGGTGTAGAAAATCATTATGGGTCAAGAGTTACCAACAAGAAATTTGGTGGTGTAACTCAGAATAATGGGCCAGTTAAAACGGCTGAATGGACGTTTGATTTTAATGATCTACCTGTAAGTGGTGATAACAAAATGATTCTTCGCATACCTGCGAATACTTATATTGTTGAAGCTTACTTCCAAGTAATCACTGCCTTCGCAGGTGGAACTAGCTATGATATTGATCTTGTGGAAACTGATGCTTCGGCTATTGGTTCAGGTGAAGATAAACTATGGGATGCGTTAGCTACAGCTTCTATTGATGCTTCTGAAGTTCTTCTAGAACTTAAATCTTCAACTTGTGCTTCGGGTAGTAACTCAGGAAATGCTATCATGGCAAAAACTGATGCTGTAGGTCAACTTCAAGTTGTAGCTACGGGTACGTTTACCGCAGGTAGAGCAAGAATCATCATAGAGTACTTAACTGTTCCTGCTGCTTAATTGGGAATGTTTTTGTATATAATGTAACAAACTAAAGGGGAGTCTTTTGCGCTCCCCTTTTTTTCTTAGGAGAATGTAATGGCAAATCCAATTAAAGAGAACTGTCTACTGGCTGATAGTCTTAGTAGACCTCTTATAACAGAAAGACAGACTAACATAGCTGATCCTGCTTCAATAACACAAGTAGCTGCTCCCGTAGGTGGTACAGGAGCTACGGCAGGTGCTTATGATACAGCAGGAAATCGTAATCTAGCAATAACATCTATTAATGCTGCTAGAGCAGATATCGCTGTTTTACGGGCAAAGCAAATCGAAATTCTAGATTTACTAGAAGCTCATGGTTTAATGGTGGAATCTTAATCTAACGGGGGAGTTTATCTCCCCTTTTCTAGGTTTTTTCTTATGACAATAGAACACAAAAATATAAGTAATGCAGAACTACATGAAGTTAAAGGTGTATCTACTGCTACTACAAATAAGACCCTTCATGCTACTTCAGGAGCAGGAGTATGGAAGTTCCAAGAGTTTGCTCTTAATCTACACATAGCAAATTTAGTTACTGATACTACTTACTATTTAGCTACTCCTTATGCAGGAACAATTACTAGTATTACAAGCGTAATTGACAATGCCTTTACTACTGCTAATTGTGTAATAACAGCTAAGATAGGTAGTACCGCAGTAACAAATGGCGTACTTACTATTACCCAATCAGGTAGTGCAGCGGGCGATGTCGATACAGCGACCCCAAGTGGCAATAATACTTTAACAGCAGGTCAAGCAGTAAATTTTGTTATAGCCACAAGTAATGCAACCACTACTCGATGTACTATAACAGTTATTATTCGTAGGACAGCCTAATGCCTTCAATGACGTTACTAGAACTAACACAGGATATATTATCTGATTTAGATTCAGATAATGTATCAGATATTTCTGATACTGTAGAAAGTACGCAAGTAGCTCAAATAATAAAAACATCATATTATAATCTAATTGATGGAAAGGATTGGCCTCAGTTAAAAAAGTTTATTCGACTAGAGGCTGCTACTTCTGCTAGACCTACTCACATGAAAATACCAGATAGTGCTATTGACATTGAATGGGTTAAATATAATGTTAAAACAACAGCAGATTCATTTGATAAATATATAGATATAAAATATAAAACTCCTAAAGAATTTGTAGATTTAATAGCAGTAAGAAAAAGCGATGAGTCAGGAGTAAAGGTTGTTACAGATGCAACAGGAGTTTCTTTAAATATTAATAATGATGCTCCTGCTACTTTTTATACATCATTTGATGATGAATATTTAATCTTTGATTCTTATGATTCGGCTATAGATACTAGTAATATGCAACAGAGTAAGTCACAATGCTTTGGTAAAGTACAGCCTACATGGTCTGTTACTAATACTTTTGTTCCTGATTTACCATCACAAGCATTTAGCTATCTTTTAGCTGATGCAAAGACTGCAAGTTTTGTAATATTGAAACAAAGTGAGAATCCAATTGCAGCACAACAATCTCAGATTCAAAGAAGAAGAATGTCTCAAGAGGCATTCAGAGTAAGTAATGGAATTGACTTCGCAGGTTTTGGAAGAAAAGGGAAAAAATACTAATGTTAATGTACACATCAGCAGCAGGAAAAGAACTTCACTTGGGCGTAGATCCGAAATCACCTTTACTAGCTTTTAAATGGGATAGTGGTGGAGAGATTCCTCAAGAATTACAGGGATTATTTACAGCAGAAGATATGGCTAAGAAAGCATTTAATATGTGGAGAGCTAAAAAAGAAAGTGTAAAAGGAATGGAAATAGATAAGTAGTTATGGCAAAGGCTAGTTCAGAGAAACAACATAATAACTTTGTCAGAGGGTTAGTTACTGAAGCAACCGCTTTAACCTTTCCAGAAAGTGCCTCTGTAGATGAAGACAACTTTGTTCTAGAACGGACAGGTAGGCGTTTGCGTAGATTAGGAGTAGATTATGAAACTAACTATGTAAAGAAAGCTACAGGACTTTCTGAAACTGTATTGGCGGGATCAAGACAAAGCCTACATCGTTGGAATAGTCCTGACGGTGATACATCTAAAATGATAGGTATTATACGATCCTTTAATAAACTTTGGTTTATTAATCTATTAAATGTATCTCCCACTACTGAATATCTTAATAGTGGTAATCCTATAACAATATCGGGACTTGCTAATTCAGATATACAGGTTACAATTATTAATAATAATGTTGTAATGGTTTCTGCTGATATAGATGATCCTGTATTATTAACTTATAATAGAGTAACTAAAGCAGTTTCTCAAGAAACTCTTACTTTAAAAATAAGAGATGTGTGGGGAATAGATGATGGTTTAGCTGATGATTTCAGACCAACAACTCTTTCTGATGAACATTTTTATAATTTAAGAAATCAAGGATGGTCTCCTAAAATTGTATCTACTTGTGGTTCAGATGGAATCAATTGCACATTTACAACTCTCGGTGAATACCCTAGTAATTCTGATGTATGGACTTTTGGCAAAGAGGCAGATACTACAGATTCAGCTACTTTTGAAAAGTATAATCCTACTATTATGGATAGGGCTTTTCAAGATAATGCTCCTGCGGGTAAAGGACACCATGTTATTGATGCCCTTCATAGAGGAGCTTCTAGAACAACTGAAAGTGGTATCGCTTCCCTACCTACAGATAAAGAAGAAGGTAATTTAACTACTGTAGCTACTTATGCGGGTCGAGTATTTTATTCAGGAGTTTCTTCATCTGTAGAAAGCGGTGATTCTAAATCTCCTTTTTATTCTGGCTTTATATTTTTTACACAAGTAGCAACTGCTACTGATG